AATTCAAATAGGGTTTTTGTCGGTACTATTGCTATTTCAGATTATAAAGGGAAAGCGTGTGATGAATGGAATATCGTAGGGATTGATTTTTACGAAGTAGACCCATCCACGGTTTGCCAGTACATAGGATTGAAAGATAAAAATGGCGTCAAAATTTTCGAGGGGGATATTGTTAAACATTATATTGATTGCCCAATAAATGAGTATTCATTAGATTTTGGAAAAATATTCTGGCATAATCCAACACAACGATATTTGAGAACATCGTCAACATTTCAAAGCGACTGCAAGGAATTGTCTGATAAATGTAAATATAAAGTCATTGGCAACATTCACGACAAGGAGGAGTGACCATGATGGTAAATAAAAATACGACTTTTTGTGTGTATATGACACCTTGTAATTATTGTTCGAAGTTTGATAAGCCTTGCAATGAGGCATGTAACGACAAGGGAAAGCCTAAAAAAGCAAAAGTCCCTGCAGGTAGTGAAGCACCTGATAAAATGCTTAACCCAGCCGGAGAGTATGCTGTTACGTTTGCCCGTAACCATGGTATGAGTATTGCTGCAGCTATGGAACAACCTATGGTAAAAGCAAGGTTTGAAGTATTCAATAAAACGGGATGGTGATAAAATGAAACGATTTTTAATTTGCACCTTCGCGGCGGCAGTTATTGCCGTATCCCTTGCATGTTGCGGAGTGAGTGAGGCGGAAGCAGGGCAAGAGGAAATGTTTGTGGAAGTGTATGAAGGGTATGATTATATTGTGGTATATCATCAAGAAAGTAAAGTTATGTATGCTGTTAGTGACAGCCTAAGAAGTATTGGTGTGTTTACACTTCTGGTAAACCCTGATGGTACACCTATGATTTGGAGGGAATAACTATGGACGAACTCAGCCGCAATGGCAGCGGATACGCAGACCCGACCGCGTCGACGGTTTTACATGCCATACATAAACGAGAGCAGGAAGCCGATGAGAATGCCAACCGCATCATCAAACTGATCAAAGATTTATTGCGAATCTGTGATTTTGAGCTTATTGAGCGTATCCAGATCAGGCATAAACCAACGGGGAGGGAATATCGGTGATGCCAAATAAAAAGGACTTACGTCTTGAAAAGTACAATATATCGACAAATCGTTACAGAGAACTAAAGTATTTCTGTATGCAGTATAGAGAAAAGCAATCAAAACTACGTTCAATAACAGAAATTTCTCCACCTCCTATTGGAGAAAGTGTTGGAAAGAAAACTGTGGATCGTACATCAGATATAGCTATACAACGTATGCAGCTAGAATCAGATATGAAAATGATTGAGCAGGCTGCGGAAAATGCGGATAAAGAACTTTCACCATATATCATTAGTAATGTGGTTGATGGTATTCCATATGAATACCTGGGAGCGCCGGTTGGGCGACGACAGTTTTATCAAAGCAGGAGAAAATTTTTTTATATTCTTTCGACTAAAAAAGGGTAACCAAAGGGACCTACTTCTGTGATAATGTGGGATCATGGTATTATGGAGATGGGACATCGGCATTTTGTTGGTGTCCCTTTTGCGTAGGGGGAAAAGTTATGGATTATACCCGCAAGAAATGGAAAAGAAAGCGATCACATATCCTTCGCATAGACCAATATCTTGATCGTATAGAACTCAGGTACGGCAGGAGAGTACAGGCAACAATTGTACATCATATCTATCCTGCGGCTGAATATCCTGAATATGCTTATTGTGATTGGAATTTGATTTCTGTGAGTATGGCAACGCATAATAAGCTTGAAAACAGAATCACAGGGAAATTGACAGAAATGGGAATCGCATTGCAGAGAAGGACGATTCCAGGCATTGACTGGCGTAAGTGACCCCGCCCCTATATGGCGGATGAGAATGAAAGTGATCTGGTGGCTTGGGTATAAACTTTTCCAACTCTGAGCGAAAAAATGGTGAAAGGGGTGCAGGAATGGCAGCGATGACAAAAGCAAAGTATAAAAACTTAATACAAAAGCAGCTCTCTGCACTTGGAATTGAGGGGAAAAACTACGACAGTGTCATAGACTCCCTTGCCCTCATATTGGTTCAGAGAGATGAGACGAGAAAGGAATTCGAAGAAAACGGAGGAAAATCTGTTATTGAATATACCAACAAAGGCGGCTCAACAAATATGACGAAAAATCCGATTCTGGTCATTTGGGATGAACTGAATAAAACCGCATTGGCGTACTGGCGGGAGTTAGGGCTTACCCCATCGTCTTACAAAAAACTGACAGGGGATGGAGTAAAAAAAGATACTGGACAGAAAGGTTTGGCAGCGGCACTTGCGGAAATCGAAAGCTAAGCACTGGGCGGTTGTTATGGAGTACGCCACAAGCATCAGAGAAGGTAGAAAAATCGCTTGCGAAGAATTAAAACAGGCTGTGGAACGGTTTTTTTCGGATTTGGAGAACGAGGAGTATTGGATGGATTACAAGGCGGCTGAGTTTTGTATCCAGATCATAGAGAAAACGATCTGCCACCAGCAAGGGGAAAGATTGGATGGGACGCCGCTTCGAGGAACCCCGTTTTTGTTGGAACCATTCCACAAATTTGTGATTTACAATCTGGTGGGATTCAAATTAAAAGGAACGGAGATTGTAAGATTTCATGAAGCCCTGATTTACATTCCTAGAAAAAACATCAAAACTAGCTTTGCTGCAGCTTTGGCATGGGCACTTTCCTTGCTGTACAGAAAAAGCGGATCGAAGTGTTATATTGCTTCTGCGGCGTTGATGCAGTCATTGGAGAGTTTCAACTTTTTAAAGTACAACATCAACAGGATGGGAGAAAACAGCAAAGATGGTGGAGCCGTCAAGGTAATTGATAACAACAACGAACATAGTATGGAATCATCGCTGCCGGATGGTTCTTTTTTTATCAGAGCATTGGCAGCGAATCCAGACGCGCAAGACAGTTTAAATGCCAACATTTGTATTGTAGATGAAGTACATGCTCTCAAAAAACCAAAACAATACAATCTTTTCAAAGAGGCACAAAAAGCATATACCAATAAACTGATCATCGGGATCTCCACTGCTGGGGATGATGAGCAGTTATTTTTAGGACAAAGACTGAAATACTGTAGAAAAGTATTAGACGGAACGGTTCGGGATGAGCAGTATTTTATTTTCATGTGCTGCGCGCCGGAAGGCATCAAAGATGGCAGTGTGGACTTTACAGATGCCAAAATACATGAAATGGCAAATCCCGCCTACGGTGTATCCATCAGACCGAATGAAATCATGAATGACGCTTTGCAGGCACAGAATGACCCGCAGCAAAGAAAAGATTTTTTCGCAAAGTCTTTGAATGTCTATACCAATTCTTTGAAAGCATACTTTGACATTGACGAATTCCGAAAGAGTGACAGAACATATCACTGGACATTGGACCAGCTTGCGAAACTTCCCATTGACTGGTATGGGGGCGCCGATCTGTCTAAGCTGCATGACTTGACCGCCGTAGCGTTGTTCGGCAATTATCAGGGAGTGGATATTATTATCCCCCATGCGTTTTTCCCAGTGGTAGCGGCACATCTGAAAGCGGATCAGGATAACATTCCTTTGTTTGGGTGGGCAGAGGATGGATGGCTTACATTATGCAACAGCCCTACCGTAAATCAGGCGGACGTGATCCGGTGGTTTCAGGATATGCGGAAGAAAGGATTCAAAATCAAACAGGTCGGACATGACCGAAAGTTTTGCAGAGAATATTTCATTGGTATGAAGCAAGCGCATTTCAACATCATTGACCAGCCCCAATATTATTACAAAAAATCCGAGGGGTTCCGTCATATTGAAAAAAGCGCAAAAGACGGAAAACTTTATTATTTGCATTCTGATGCATACGAGTATTGCGTGGAGAATGTAATGGCAGTGGAAAAAACGGATGATATGATTCAATATGAAAAGGTACAGCCGGAGCATCGTATTGACTTGTTTGATGCTTCTGTTTTTGCGTGTGTTCGATATTTAGAAAACATGGAACGTAGCAGAAAAGCAAATGCGTGGTTTGGAAGGGATGGTAAACATGAGTAACAAAAGAAGACGATCAAAGAACAAAGTGAGAGCGGAACCAGTGAAAAAGCGGACAACGGCATGGTTTTGCAGTACCGATGCTTTTGATGTACTGACGTGTCATGGCTATACGAGCCTTTCTCATAATCCGGAAATCATTACTGCGGTCAACAGCATTGCAAAGCTGATCGGCAGCATGACCATTCATCTGATGGAAAACACAGAGGATGGGGATATCCGTGTTAGGAATGAACTGAGCCGCAAGCTGGATATTTATCCCAACACAAATATGACTCGTTCCGCTTTTATTCAATGGATTGTTCGGACGATGCTTTTGGATGGTGACGGAAACGCGGTTGTTTTGCCAAAATTGAAAAGGGGACTTTTGGAGGATTTGAACCCTGTTCCGGCAGGAATGGTCAGTTTTGTGCCGGTAACCACATGGGATTATAGGGTGGACATCAATGGTATGTCCTTTGAACCGGATGAAATCCTGCATTTTGTCCTGCATCCAGGCACAAAATACCCATGGAAAGGCGAAGGCATTTCAATTGCCCTGCGTGACGTGGCAAATAATCTGAAACAGGCAGCTGCGACAGAAAAAGGATTCATGCAGTCCAAGTGGAAACCAAGTATCATAGTGAAAGTGGATGCTTTGACTGAAGAATTCGCAAGCCCGGAAGGCAGAAGGGAATTGTTGAACAGCTATATTGATACGACACAAGCGGGAGAACCTTGGATGATCCCAGCAGAACAATTTGAAATTGAACAGGTAAAACCATTATCTCTTTCGGATTTGGCTCTGGCGGATATGGTGCAACTTGATAAAAAGACGGTAGCTTCTATTTTGGGTGTGCCGTCTTTTGTTTTGGGCGTAGGGGAATTCCAAAGGGAGGCATGGAACAATTTCATTTCTTCTACCATCATGCCTATAGCGCAAATGATGGAGCAGGAATTGAGCAGGAAACTTTTGATCAAACCGGAGTGGTATTTTCGTTTCAACCCTCGCAGCCTGTATAACTATGAACTTAGGGATATGGCAGCCATTGCGGATGATCAGTTTGTACGAGGGATTATGAGTGGAAACGAGGTTAGGGATTGGCTGGGCTTATCGCCAAGAGAAGGTCTGGATGAATTGGTGATCCTGGAAAACTATATTCCAAGAGGGATGATCGGAGAACAGAGCAAGCTGATTCCATCTAATGAAGGGGGTGAGTAAGTGGAACAAAGGATTTTAAAAATGCAGGATATGAAAACTAGAGAAGAAGGCGGAAAAAAATATCTGGAAGGGTATTTTGCTGTATTTGGTCAGACGTATGAGGTTTGGTCTGGATGGATAGAAACCATTGAGAGGAGCGCGTTTGCGCGCTATCTTGCTTCCGGTGAGGACGTCAAAGTCCTGTGGAACCATGATAGCAATATCGTGATGGGTTCTACCGCAAACGGAACCGCGGTTTTGCGGGAAGATGAAATTGGCTTGTGGGGAAGTGTGGAAATCAATGAAAAGGACCAGGATTCGGTGAATGGATACGCAAGGGTATCTCGTGGGGACGTGGATGGCTGTTCTTTTGGCTTTGACATCGCAAGGCAGGAAGAATGGTGGGATGACGAGGGCATTTATCATACGAAAATCACAGAAGTTGACCCGTTGTTTGAGGTTTCCCCATGTACTTTCCCAGCATATAAGGCAACCAGCATTTCCGCAAGAAATCAGGAAAGTTTTGTGGAGGCAAAGCGCAGATATGAACAGATACAGGAACAGAAAGCGGAACAATGGCGGGAAATGATGCGAAACCGTTTGAAAGGAGTGTAAAAAATGGCATTAAAAGCAATTATGCTGAGAGCAAAATTGGATAAGAAAAACAAAGAACTGGATGCGCTAAGAGAAAAAGACGCTGATTTTACTAAGCGTGAGTCAGAACTGGAGGCCGCCATCGCAGAAGCCCAGACAGAGGAGGAACAGCAGACTGTTTCGGATGCGGTCGATCAGTTTGAAAAAGAAAAAGAGGCGCATGAAGCGGCAAAGACAAGTTTGCAGAATGAAATTGGCAATTTGGAGTCAGAATTGGAAAAAACAGAAAAGGAACCGGAAGAAACAGAACAGAGAACAACTGGGAAAAATGGAAAAACAGAAAGGATGGAAAGAATGATGGGCAGATTTGAAATCAGAAGCCTTCCTATGAATGTAAGAGCATTTGATTCTTTGTCGATGGAACAGAGAACCGCCATTGTGGAAAGGGAAGATGTGAAAGCGTTCCTGAGCAGGATGAGGGAACAGAAAGGCAGTAAGCGGGCGATTTCCGGCGGTGATCTGGAAATTCCAATTGTTTTTATGGAGATTATTTCTGAAAATATGTACCGCTATTCTAAACTGCTGAACCGTGTGCGTGTAAGACAGGTTGCGGGTGAAGCCAGACAGACCATTGCAGGTACGGTGCCAGAAGCGATTTGGACAGAAATGTGCGGTGCGATCAATGAACTCTCTTTTGTATTCCATCAGATCACATTGGATGGATTTAAAGTGGCTGGTTATGTTCCGGTGTGCAATGCACTGTTGGAAGATACCACCAGTAATCTGGATTTGGCTTCTTGGATCGTAGAAATGCTGTCTGAGTCTATTGGCTATGCCATTGATAAAGCGATTCTCTACGGAAAAGGCGCGACATCCAAAATGCCTTTGGGGATTGTGACAAGATTAGCGCAGGATACTAAACCGGCAGGCTATCCCGCAAATGCGCCGGAATGGGTAGATTTGAGTGATACCAACATGATTAAGATCGATGGCGCAAGTATGGAACCTATTCCATTCCTGTCCGCTTTTGCGGTGGCTGCGGGCAATACATACACCAGATACGCCCGTGGTGATAAATTCTGGACGATGAACTCAAAAACATATGCACAGATTCAGGCAAAACTCATCAGCGCCACCGCAACCGGTGAATTCGTATCCAGAATCGCAGGTGTGATGCCAATTACAGATGGCAATGTGGATATTCTGGAGTTTATCCCTGATGGAGATATTATCGGTGGATACGGCGATCTGTATCTGTGGATTGAACGAGGAGCAATGCAGATTGATCTGTCTACAGAAGTACAGTTCATTCAGGACAACACTGTATTCCGTGGAAAAGAACGTGCCGATGGACAGCCTGTCATTCCAGGGGCATTTGTAGCCATTAATATCAATAATCAGGAAATTACTACAGAAATGGATTTCGCAGCAGATACCGCTAATGATGCGGATCTGGATGAGTTGGTCATTGGGTCAGAAAGCCTGAATCCATCATTTGATCCAGATACATTGACCTATACCATTGCTGCGGCTTCTGCGGCAAGCGCAAAGGTAGAAGCAACCACAGCACAGGCAAAGGCTTCTGCTGAAATTTCCTATAACGGTAAGAATGTGAAAAACGGTGGCACAGTCACATTCCTGGCAGACAGTACCGCACATCCGCTGACCGTTACAGTGAAAAATGGAAGCGCCGTAAAAGTATACACTGTTCAGATCACAAAGGGGGAGTAATACCCCCTTCCACAGATGCCACAATTGGTACAGGAATAATTGGAACGGCAATCATTACGGAAAACGAAACTGTATAAGGAGGCATGGATATGGTATACGAATCAACACCATGGAACAAAGGTGATGCGACCATCGCCCATGAGGTTAATGAAATCATTACACAGCTGAAAGCAATAGGCGTAACCACATTGGAGGGATTACGATGACAGCAGAGGAAAAACTGGAAGTATTGAAATGTGATTTGCAATTGTTGACCTCCGCCAATGACGTGTTTTTGAAAAAGCTGCTCAGTCAGGCAGAGGATGCCATCAAAACAGAGGGCATTACTTTGATAGAGGATGATATCTCGTGTGATATGATTGTAATCAGTTACGCAGCATACTTATTCCGAAAACGTGCTTCTGCTGAAACAACCATGCCAAGATTTTTACGGTACCAATTGAATAACATCTTGTTCAAACAGAAGGGCGGTGCTTTATGACTTTCGATGATGGCATTTTGGAAGTTTACCGCATGGAAA